TTTTCCGGCGTGCAATTGGTTGATAGTTTTGCTGTGACTTTTTGGGTTGGGTTTCTATTATTTGTTTGATGTTTTCCGCTTTATTGGCAAACATATCTTTGGTTAATGGCTGCACGGTATCCTCTAAGGTTTGCCAATCGCGTTGGCTAAACTTATTCATGCCTAAATGGTAAGCTGCTGACAAACTGTAAACACTACAATCAAGCACCTCATTGCGCACGTGTGATGGCTTAACCCACTCTTTGCGTGGAAAACCTTTGTGGTATCTAGTAATTAATTTTTCTGATGATATTTGCTCGTAAAACTCATCGGGTAACTCATTTGAAAAATGCATAGAGCCTGCACCGGATTTAATATTAAATTTGCCATAAATAACTTCCTTAGCGGTATCAGTACCCACTGGCCACAATTGAACGCCATCTTTTAACGTCTTACCGCTAAAAGTAACATCAACACTTGATGGTTTTGATATTACCGGCTTATTGCGTACTGATGAACCTTTAATAGCAATGATGTGACGATAACGCCTAGTGCGGCAAAAGTCATAAACACGCTGCGTGTGATGGCCTCCGGTATCAATAGCGGCTGCACTAATCTTTAGATTTTCACCACTCGCGTGCTGCAAGTCTTTTTGCAAATATTCATCTAATTCATCCCATAATGCAGGTGAGGATGGGTCACCATAAAACACATGATAATCAATTGCCCACTGTTGGCCGTCTTTGCCGTATGCCCATAGCACAACCTCAAGGCGGTTGTCCTGCGTATCAACGCCGGCCGTTACTAATAAGCCGCCCATTGGCACGGTGCGTAGTGGGTAGGCTTCGGCCTTTTTCTGTAAATCATCTTGCGACACTGAATTTGCTTCATCATCCCAACATTGCCCCAATGTTGTATTTATGAACGTCTTTAGAAGATGAGGATCACGCTGTGCATCCAACCACTTGATTACTAGATTTGCCCACGACTCCCACGGTGAGTAAAGACTAGAAATATGATAACTTCTGCGTGTGTCACGGTAATTATTCTCAGGTTTGGTGGCTACCCATTCACCGTGTTGCAACATGGCTAGTTTATCGCTTTCATTAATCACCCCCGCACAATGGCCGCACGCATAAAAAGCGGTTTCCGGACGGTCTAATTTATTCTCGTCTTTATCCCATTTTATGTTTGACCATACCAACTCTTGCATGGCATCACAATGCGGGCAAGCCACGTGATATTTGCGCTGATCGCCCTTTAAAAATTCACGCTCTACCGCGCTCACATCTTTAACCGTTGGCGTGCTTCCCATTAATATTTTTCGGCGTGCAAATGTCTTTGTTCTATTAATGGCCAACTCTATCGGTGAACCCTCACCCTCTAAATCATAAGGGTATGAATCTATTTCGTCCATGAGTAAAAAACGAACTGGCACAGATCGAAGATCAGCAGCCGAATTAGCGCCGGCAATAAATAGCACGCCACCATCAAATGCTTTACTTAAGGTTGTATTGTTAGAATCTCGCGCACGTGCATCAGCAACCAAACCTTTAAGCACTGGCATATCTTTAATCATGGTGGCTAGTCGTTGTTTGGAATATCGTTTAGCCAAGTTTTGAGTGGGTTGGATCATCATTACCGGCGCCGGCGTTCTGTGTATTATGTAGCCAAGCATATTTGTCAATGCTTCGGTAAAACCTAACTGAGCGCCTTTCATGATAGTTACAAATTCACACCGGCTTGATGGTGAAAACGCATCCATTATCTCTTTTAGATAGGGGGTGCGGTTGGTACGCCATTTGCCAGGCTCGGCTGCATAAGTTTGGTTGAGTAAGCGATGCTCATCTGCCCACTCGCTCATTGGTTCTTGCGGGTCGGGTTTTAATCCGGCAGCAATAGCGGCAAACGCTAAATGCTCACCATTAACATTAACTGTTGGTATCTTCTTGCTCATCCTCTACCTCTACCGGCTCGGCCACTACGTGCGCCCATTCTTTATCCATATCAGTTAAAATTTGATTAATTTCACCCTCAATCATTTCGTGGATTTCGTGATGATCATCTACACCGGACAAAGGTTGTGATAATCTATCAGCTACCGTTTGTAGTGAATTGCGCACACCACGTGCGGCGGTGAATATTGTGCGCCTTACTTCATCAACTCTGACCAAATCACCGCGCAACTCAGCATCGTTCATCTCGGCGATGTTTGCCTGGGCGGTGATCAAGCGTGTTTTCTCGCCGTGCTGATCGGTATTCGCCACCCCACCAAATGCGCGCTCACGTAAAAAATTTATATATCCCTGGGTCGATTGCACCAAGTCATATTGGCCGCGGTCGATCTTCACGATCACACCATCTTTTTTTAGCTGCTGCACACGGCGATCGGTGAGCATTAAAAAATCCGACAATTCTTGCAGTGTGCATGTGTTGTTATAAGTCATTGATTAATAACGAAATCCTTGTATGTTTTCTGAAACTAATTAAAAAGAGCG